TCTCCCCAGAGATACCCCCCTCTTTTCTTTAGAACAGCCAATAGGATTCTATGCAAAATTCTGAAATTATAACTAAACTAGCCCTTGACCCCGTACTGTTTGTCAAGACAATGTTAAATGCAAAACCTGAGAAATGGCAACAAGATGTCTTAGAGTCATTGTTAACTGATGATAAGATTAGCATCAAGTCAGGTCATGGTACTGGTAAGTCAGCTTTGTTAAGTTGGATTATTTTGTATTGGTTAGCCACTAAGATGCCATGCAAGGTTGCTGTTACTGCAAACACAGCAAGACAGTTAAATGATGTTTTAATGGCTGAATGTAAAAAGTGGCATAGACAAATGCCAGATGGGTTTAGAAACTTATTTGAGTTTAAGTCAGATAAGATTAGTTTGTTAGGTGCAACTGAATCCTTTGCCACATTTATCACGAGTAGGAGAGAATCCCCAGAAAGTTTGCAAGGCTATCATTCGCCCAACATGATTTTTGTATGTGATGAAGCATCAGGTATTCCTGATATTATATTTCAGGTCGGTGAGGGTGCTATGTCCACTAAGGGGGCAAAAACAATTTTAACGGGAAACCCAACACGAAATACGGGTTATTTCTACGACAGTCATAACAGTATGAAACACAAGTGGAAAACGTTTACTGTTAGTTGTCATGATTCTAGTCATGTCAATCCTGATTTTATTAAGGATATGGCTGATAAATATGGCGAGGAATCTAATGTGTATAAAATAAGGGTATTAGGTGAGTTTCCAGCTACTAATGATGACTCAGTAGTCCCCATGCACTTAATCTCAGAGGCAACGACTAGGGACGTAGAACCAAGTTCGAATGAAGTTATATTTGGCTTGGACATAAGTAGATTTGGATCAGACCGCACTGCTTTAGCTAAAAGACAAGGCAATACGTTATTAGAGAAAATAAAAACGTGGCAAGGCAAGGATTTAATGGAAACAGTCGGCATAGTTGTTTCTGAATATGAGGCATTACCTTATAGCAAAAGACCTACTGAGATATTAATTGACTCGATTGGTTTGGGGGCTGGCGTAGCTGACCGACTTCAAGAAATGAATTTAAACTGTCAAATCACCGCTGTTAATGTGGCTGAGTTACCCAGTATGCAAGATAAGTATATGCGACTACGGGACGAACTTTGGTTTATGGCAAGAGAGTGGTTTGAAAGTAGGGATTGTAAGATTCCAGAAGATGATGTGTTAATTGCTGAATTGACTGCACCAAGTTACACGTTTTTGTCTAATGGTAAAATAAAAGTTGATTCAAAAGAAATTATGAAAAGAAAAGGGCTACGAAGTCCAGATGTTGCAGATGCTTTTTGTCTAACTTTTGCAACTCGTTTTGGTGGATATAATAGCAACAGAAATTACAAATGGAATAGACCAATAGAAAGAAATCTATCATGGATCGTATAGACGACTTAGAAGAAGATTTGCCAATGGATATTTCGGCATTGATTCCGATAACTGAATATTTAATAGAGATTAAACGTATCAACCCCCAGATCAAATGGGAGGACTTGATGTATAATTGCATATTTGCGGGTGCATATATGGCGAAGTACAACAAGATGGACAAAGAAGAATATCTCAAAGTATTACGAGGCATTCAGATTGTTGATGATGATATTCCTGAATATTGTGTAGGTTCAGCGTAATGCCTAGACCACATAAATTGGGTGTACCCACTGTAACGTATAATTTAAATATGCCTGTTGAGTTAAAAGAAAAGTTGGTGAAACAAGCTCATGTGAAAAGTCGTGAATTAGGCATACAAGTATCAATAGCAGATTTAATTAGAGAGAAATTAGAATGGCAACCTACAAAGGCAGAAAAGTAACATTAAACAAACCCACTCGTATTAGTAAAGGGCAGACGAGTTATGGTAAAAAAAAATTTCAAGTTTTTGTAAAGAATAAAAACGACAATGTGGTCAGGGTTACATTTGGTGATCCAAATATGAAGATTCGCAAAAACGAACCTAGTCGCAGAAAAAGTTTCAGAGCAAGACACAAATGTGATACGGCAAAAGATAAAACCTCAGCCCGTTATTGGAGTTGTAAAAAATGGTAAAAACGAAATCAATATCAGCCCCACGTGGGTATCATTTTATGAAAAAGGGTAGTGGTTATACCCTGATGAAAAACCCTACGGGTGGTTTTAAACCACATAAAGGGGCAAGTTTAAAAGCGACATTTAAAATTCAAAAAGTGCATAAGTAATGAGAAATGGGATTATTAGACAACGAACAAAGAATATATCAAAATTTATTAGATTTTGGTCAAGGTGATCCTAATTTTAGATATAGTAATATATTACCTATTCGCTATCCAGTAAATGCACCGAAACCACAATCGTTTGCTGAATTTAGACAAAATGCAGAATTAGCCACCCCTAATTTTTTACGTGCCTTACCCGCCCAGCTATTTAAATCATTTACATTACCAGCACAGGCAGTAAGAGGAAAAATGATAACACCGCAAGAGGCAACTGATTTTGCTTTGACGTATGGTGGAACAGCTTTGACGGGTGCAAGTTTAGGCGGAGTACCTACTGGGGCTATTGGAACGTTTACGGGAAAAAATCCATTAATAGTACAACATAATATTAACGAAATTCCTTTACGTAAATCAGTTGAATTAGGGGGGTTACCCGTTCCATCTTTAGCAATATCTAAAGTAGATTCACCATTAGTTGGATTTGGTGATATTAGTTTATTAGGTAGTCCAAAATTAGCTATTCCTAAAGGAAGTAATCCAGTATATAGGTCTGATGCTTATACTGTAAGACGACCATATATTGAGGGAGTTTCTAATGAAAGGGCAGATAACTTTGTTGGTAAAAATTTTGAAGATGTACAATCAAAACTTGGTTATTTAGAAAGTTCAGAGGATATTGCAAAAGGCATTTTTCAATTAGGTTCGGATTATGATTCTCAAGCATTAAAAGCAAAATATTTAGTGGATAAAGGTGAAATAAAACTTAGTGATTATCCAACAGATAATATAAGTGGAAAACAAGATTTTAGAGATATTGTAAGAGAAAAATATGTTGATCAAGAGGATTATTCAAACTACATAACACAGCTTCGTCAAAATGTTATTGATGCTGGAGGAGATGTAAAAGAAAAAATATTTATGGGGTACACAGATAATGGGCGTAAATATATTCCAGCAACCCTTGAAAATATTACTAAAGTAATGAAAAAACAAAGAGGTGCTGGAGAAGAAAATTTTTTTAATCAAAGTTTAGGTGCAGTAAGAGCAAAAGTAACGCCAAAATTTAAAAACATTACAGAGATAAAAAAAAATAGAGATAAAATAGACGAAGTACAATTTAAAAAACGAAAAGATGAGTTAAATGATGCTTTTTTTAAATTCAATAGTAAAGTTGCAGATAGATTACCCTCAGATACACCTCGTGAAACAGTAAATGAATTAACAAACGATTTAATTTATGGTGGATTTGGAAACGATAATTTTTCTAGGCAATATACTAAATATATGAATGACGACATTTTACGAGATGGTGAATCGTTGCGAAAAGAATTAATAAATATGCCAACAGAGTATTTTGAAATTAAACCGCAAAGGGCAGTAAACCTTGATGAATTTAAAGGTGCGGTTGTTCCTGAAAAAACAATGGACTCAACAATAAATATGTTAAATCAAAGCGGTATAGATAAAATTTACAAATACTCAGATAATGAAAATAATTTAAGGTCTGAATTATTTAAAAAATTTCCTGAACTAATGTTTGGTGTTGGTTCATTAGGTTTGTTAGATATGATGGTAGAAAATGACTAAAAAAAAATCCACAAAAAAGAAAAAGGCTGTACCCACTAACCCTTCGCTATATGCACGTGTTAAGGCAGAGGCTAAACGTAAATTTGATGTTTTCCCAAGTGCCTATGCAAATGGTTGGTTAGTTAGAACCTATAAAAAGCGTGGTGGCAAATATAGGACAGTATAATGGCAAAGCCTAAAGGTGGTCTTACTGCTTGGTTTGGTAAGGGTAAAAAAGGAAATTGGGTAGATATATCCGCACCTAAGAAAAAAGGTAAATATCAACCTTGTGGACGTAAGTCAGCAAAAAGTTCTAAGCGTGGTTATCCGAAATGTGTTCCGTTAGCTACCGCTAAGAAAATGACTAAGGCACAAATTAAATCAGCGGTTACTCGTAAAAGAGCAAACCCTAAAAGCAAAGTATCAACATTTAAAAAAAGGAGAAAATAATGTATCACGGAAATAAAAAAATGAAAAAAACTTCAAAAAAAAAGAAGAAAAAATAAACGAATTATTTAATAAAAGTTATACCCTCAATGGGTATTCATCAAATATTTATAAACAAGAAAAGAATTAATTATGCCAAAGATGGAAGAATCTCAACTCAAGGCGATTTTAAAAAACGAAGTTGAAGATGCTCTAAATTATTACGATACAGACTTGTCTAGTTTCCGTATTGATGTTCAGGATTATTATAACTCTGAGCCATTCGGAAATGAGCAGTCGGGAAAAAGTAGTGTCGTTACGTCAGATGTACAAGAAGTAATTGAACAGATCATGCCCTCTGTTATGAGAATTTTTACATCAAGTAAAGATTATGTAAAATTTTTACCTCGCCAAGCTGAAGATGTTATGGGTGCAGAACAAGCTTCCCATTATGCTAATTATGTTATAGAGCAAAACAGTGGCTTTTCGTTATTTCATAATTGGTTTAAATCAGCCATGTTGTTTAAACTGGGTGTCGTAAAATATTACTGGGAAGAATCAGAAAATGTTACTGAAGAATCGTACAATAATTTAACTTTAGATGAATTAACTATTTTAACAGCAGATGACAATATTGAAATCATTGAACAAGATTCACGCCCAATAAATGAAGATGCAGAAGAACAAACAGATGAAATGGGTAACGTCATACCCATTCCTATGGTCTATGATGTTAAAATCAAGCGTAAGAAAACATCTGGCGAAATTAAAATAATTAATATACCTGAAGAAGAATTTTTAATTCCTCGTCATTGTAAATCATTATCTGATGCTGAATTTGTCTGCCACAGAAGAGAGATGACTGTCGGTGAACTAGTTAGCATGGGTTATGATTTCGACACTGTATTACAATATGCTGGAACGGGAAACGAGTTAGATCAGGAAGAAGAAAAACTGAATAGGTTTGATGATATTGATGGCGGTACTGTTGACAATGATTCCTTAGATGATTCCAGACGTAAAGTTCTATACCACGAAATGTACATAAAAGTTGATGTAGATGGTGATGGGATAAGTGAGTTAAGACGTATTTGTGCAATCGGTGGATCGTATGAAATATTAGAAAACGAAGTATTTGATCATATTCCGTTTGCCTGTTGCAGTCCAATTTTAATGCCTCATAGATTAATCGGTCAAAGTGTAGCTGAAAGTCTTATGGATATTCAGTTAATTAAATCAACTGTATTAAGACAGATTTTAGATAATTTATATCTATCAAATAACACTAGGTTGGTAGTCCAAGATGGTGCTGTGAACATTGATGATGTCCTGAATAACGAAGCGGGAGGTATAATACGAAGTAAGAATATTGGTGCTGTTCAACCTTTATCAACTCCGTTAGTAGCTAATCAAGCATTTCCAATGTTGGATTATTTGGACACCTTAAAAGAGGCACGTACAGGATTAAACAAAGCATCAATGGGTTTAGACCCACAAGTTTTACAAAGTACAACTGCGAGTGCAGTGAATCAAATTGTATCTGCTAGTCAGGGTAAAATTGAATTAATTGCACGTGTATTTGCCGAAACGGGAGTTAAAGATTTAATGTTAGGTATTTTACATCTAGCAACTAAGCATGGTACTCAGCAACAAATGGTTCGTTTAAATAATAAATTTATTCCTGTTGATCCTCGCCAATGGAAAAACAATTATGACATTCAAGTCAATGTTGGTTTAGGTACAGGACAAGCTACTGATAAGATCAGAGTATTACAGCAAATGGCTGAGGTTCAAGCTCAAATATTGACAACTTTGGGTATGCAAAATCCATTAACTAATTTAACACAGCTACGAGAAACTTATGCCAAGATATTAGAACTATCTGGGTTTAAAAATGTAAATGAATTTTTCCTTGATCCATCTCAGCAACCACCAATTCCTCCACAGCCAAGTGAGGCAGAGCAAGAGGTGAATGTTGATAGAATGAAAGCAGAGGCAGAAATAGCCCTTAAACAGAAAAAATTAGAATCAGATATTCAAATTGCCAGAGAAAAATTAATGGCAGATATTGAATTAAAACGTCAGGAACTTAACGCCGAACTTCAGCTTAGAGGACAAGCCCAAGTTCTAGGCAATAAAGAAGTAAGTCAAAATTTATAGGAGATAATTATGGCAATAGGAATGGCTCTAGGGCAAGCAGTAGCACCTAGTTTTTTAGAAAAATTATTTAGTGGTGGAATGGGAGGATTTCTCGGTGGCTTTGGTGATGCTGTTACAGGATTACCCGCAAGTCAACTTTTAGGTATTCAAGATTCACCAACTGCTGGTTTAGGAAAACTATTAGGTGGTGGCTTACTCGGTGATTTTTCAGGTGTAGGTCGTTCCGCTATGTTGGGTGGAGGTATGGCTCAATCACCTCAACAATTAAATCAACAAGGTATGCAAATGAATCAAATGATGGCTGAACCACCTCAGTTTGCATTTCCACAATTACCACCAATGATGATGAATAACCAACAAATGTTACAACCTTTAAATACACAAATTGACCCTCGTACAATTATGAGTGGTCTACTTGCACCTAGAAACTACAATATAATTTAATGCAAAATGATGATGATATGGATTTACGCCAAAGAATGGCTCAAGGAAATCAAGCAAAAGATTTGCTGGAAAATCCAATTTTTAAAAAAGTTTATAGAATCCTTGAGGAACGATATGTATCAGGTTTCTCAGAAAGTAAGCCAGAAGATAAGGACGTTCGTGAGCGTTCTTATTTCTTACTACAGTCTTTGCGTAAGGTACGTGAAGAAATGCAAATTTTGGTAAGCGACTCAAAACTCGCTAAAGAAAAACTAGATAATTTGCATAAACGAAAATTTTTTTAACAAAAGGAATGAATTATGGAAAACACCAATCCTGAAACAGGAAGTGAACCTAACAATACTTTTAGTCGACAACAAGCTGTCGATTACCTCTTGAAAGCTAATGAGCCGAAAACGGACAACTCAGATGCCGAACAAGAATCAAATAATCTTGACCAAAATGGTCAGGAACAACAAGTAGAAGAAACCACAGCACCTGAAACTGATGTTGAACTGGAAAGTGATACTGAGGTAGAAAGTGATGAGGTAGATTATACTGAATCAGAAAACGTTGAGGATACTCAAGAAGAAGTTTCAACAGAACCAGAAATGTACACTGTTCGAGTTAATGGTGAAAACGTTGATGTAACTCTGGAAGAACTTCAGAATGGATATTCAAGAACGGCTGACTATACAAAAAAAAGCCAAACTTTGGCTGAACAAAGAAAACAGTTTGAACAACAAGCACAACAGATTCAAGCTGAACGTCAAGCACTTGCTGAAAATCTTAAAGCAGTAGAACAGTTTTTAAGCAATCCTGTTCCAGAACCAGATGCTAATTTAATCAATAGTGATCCATCTGAATATTTACGTCAGAAAGATGCTTTTGAAAAACATCAGGCAACTGTAAAAGCTGTCAAAGATGAACAGTTAAGAATACAAACACAACAACAACAAGATTTAGTTCAACAATATACGAAAAATCTTGAGGTTGAAAAAACTAGACTTATGGAACGTATTCCAGAATGGCGAAATAGTGATGTGGCAACAAAAGAAAAACAAAGCATTACAAACTATGCTCGGAAACTTGGGTTTACTGATAACGAGTTAAGCCAAGCCTCTGATAGTAGAGCCATTCAGATTTTACGAAAAGCATGGTTGTATGACAATCTTATGGCTAAAAATCAAGTAGCCAAAAAGAAAGTTACTAAAGCCCCTAAAATGGCTAAAGGCAACGTGCCAACTACTAAGTCTGAAACTAAAGCTAGACGTAACAAACAATTATTTGATCGCTTGAAAAAAAGTGGCAAAAGAGAAGATGCAGTAAATTATTTACTAGCACAAAAACAACAATAACAACATTATTTTTTAAGGAGTAATTTAAGATGGCTACCTATCTTTCTTCAAACGCTATTGGGGAAAAAGAAAATCTGTCTGATGTGATTACAAGAATCGATCCATCGGAAACCCCTCTTTTTTCCAATATGAATAAAATCGCAACTAAAGCGATAACTTACGAATGGCAAACTCAAGAGCTAAGTGCCGCAAGTGCAACTAACCATGCTAATGAGGGTGCTGATTACAGTTATGTTAACCCAACCGCTACTGTAAGAAATTCTAATCACCACCAAATCTTTGTACAAGCTGGTGCTGTTTCTAAAACACTAGACGTAGTTGACAAAGCTGGTCGTGATAGAGAAACCGCTTACGTCAAAGTTTTAAAAGGCATTAACAAAAACAGTGTCGCTATCCAGTAATGGATAGGCAATAATTGGGTGAATTCAGGGGAAACCTCAAGTAGGCAATCCTGAGCCGAGTCCTGAAAAGGAAAGGTGCAACGACTATCCAGAAATGGAGTAGGATTAAGTAATCCGAAGCACCCAACCCCTTAAAATTAAGGGTGATGATATAGTCTAATCTACATAGCGATATGTAGCAGTTTTTAATTAAACGGGGTAAGATTAACGACCTTACTTGAATATAAATGTGAACAAAGACGTGATATTGAGAAATCATTATGTTCGTCAACTGCAAAATCCTCATCTGACCCACGAAAGTTTGGTTCGATTGAAACTTGGATTACTAACGTTGATAAAGCATCTGATGGTACTGCTGTTACTGGTGATGGAACTGATGTTCATACTGATGGTACAGCAAGAGCATTAACATTGGCTCAAATCGATACAGTAATGCAAGCGTGCTATACAGATGGTGGACAACCTGATATGTTGGTAGTTTCTCCATCAAAGAAAGCTACTTTCTCAGACCTTAGCAGTGGCTCAATCGTTACCAATCAACTTCATATGACTGCTAATGCACCAAAAGATGCTATGATAATAGGTTCAGTTAGTATGTATCTTACAGACTATGGAACTTTAAACGTGGTTATCGACAGACAAATGCAAGATGACAGAGTGTACTTACTTGACTCTGATTATATGCAAATGGGTGCATTACCAAACAGAAGTTTTTCTGTTAATGATGTAGCACCTACGGGTGATGCCGAAAAGTTTGCGATAGTGTCAGAAATGACATATATCCCGACTGCACCAAAAGCACATGGTGCTGTTATGGATTTATCATAAACACATAATATTAAGGGGGTGTAATAGCCCCCTTTTTATTGGAGGAAATTAAAATGCTTATTACAAAAAAATTAATAAAATTTAATAATCTAATTATTAAGATTTCTAAACAGACAAATAATTTAAAAGATTTATCAGAAAATCGTTGGGGCTATAAGTATGGCAAAAAGACAACAGAAAGTTTTATATAGCCCAACAAAGAAAACAAAAAGACGACACAAACCTAAAGGACATAAACATAGAAAAAAGATGAGTCCAAAATCAAGTTTAAGGGTAAGACATGGAAAAAATAATAAGTAAAGAAAATGGTAAAGTAACTAAGATGAAGTTTGAGGGTGATGAAACTATCATTCAAACAGAACAACAAGTTGACCATATTCTTGAACATAATAAACGTAAAAGTAATAGCTATGAAAAAGGTTCGTTGATTGGCAATACACAAAAGCATCAACAACATATAGCAGAGATACCTGTAACTGTTTACTATGAAATGCTTAAAAAATTAGGTGATCCTAAACATAATCAAAAAGCATGGAAAAAATGGTTGAATGACCCTGATAATAGATTTTTTAGAACGGGTGGAGGTAAAATCTAATGGGACTTGCTAATTTTTCAGAACTTAAAACATCAATAGCTAACTTCTTAGCACGTGATGATTTGACTACACAAATTCCAGATTTTATAGTGCTGGCTGAGTCAAGGATCAGCAGAGAATTATTCACTCGATTTAGTCATGATAGAGCAACAGCTAGTACAACTGCGGGAGATGATTTAATTTCATTACCGACTGATTTTAGGCAAATTGAAACTATTAGAATAAATAGTTCGCCACGAAGAACGCTAACGTATTATTCACCTAATTCGCTAAATACAAACTTTCCAAGTGATAGTCGTGGTACACCACAAGGTTATACAATCATTGGTTCAGAAATACGTTTAGCACCAACACCAGATTCAGTATTAACGTTAGAAATGGTATATTCAAAACGTATTGAGGCATTATCAGATTCTAATACAAATAATACTATTTTAACTCGCCACCCTGATGTTTACCTTTATGGTGCATTACATCATGCATCTGTTTATTTATTAGATGAGGTAAAAAGTCGTCAGTATGATGAGTTATTTACAAGAGCAATACAAGAGATAATCGTTAGTCATGATAAAGAAAAGTATGGCAGTTCTTTAGCTATGAAAGATGACTATACAAAACAATTAATAACTATTACGGGATAAAAAAATGTCAGCATCAAATTATTTAGAAAACGAACTTTTGGATCATGTGTTAGGAGGCAGTGCCTATACTTCGCCAAGTGCTATTTATGTTGCACTTTCAACGGGTAGTTTCGCAGATGATAACAGTGGCACTGAACTTACGGGTAACGGATATACTAGAAAAGCAATAACATTTGGTACTGCAAGTAGTGGTTCTATTGCAAGTAATAGTGCTGTTGAATTTGATACAGCTACGGGTTCATGGGGTTCGGTTTCACATTTTGGTCTGTTCGATGCTAGTTCAGGTGGCAACTTATTATACCATGGGGCATTTACTTCAGCTAAAACCATAGCGACTGGAGATATATTAAAAATTGCCAGCGGTTCATTAACTGTAAGTTTAGATTAAGATGAATGGCAATAGTACCCATACATTTAGAACAGCTTGATCAATATGGTACATTAGAGCAATTAGATGCTGTAATAAATTCATTAGATGATTTAGATACAACATTTATAGATTTTAGAAATCCCAATTTAGAGCAACTTGATAATTGGGGTAGTTTAGATACACTACCTTTTTCGTTAGACAGTGCAAGTTGGGAAACTGCATTTGTACGTTTTGGTTCTGGTACAGTATCAGCTACATTTAGTACAACTGCTGATGCTCAAGTAGGTGAATCAGTTGATGGTTCAACAACATCTACATTTACTGTTTCTGGAAGTGCATTACGTTTACGTACTGTTGATTCATCAATTAGTTCAGCAACAACACTTAGTGGAGATGCTTTACGTTTAAGAACTGCTAGTGGTACAATAAATAATATTTTTTCACTAACGGGTTCAGCAAAATTACTAAGAACTGTAAGTGGATCGTTATCACATAGTTTTACATTATCAGGGGCGTGTACCTATGAGGCAAGTATGTCAGGTACGTTGGCTCAAACTTTTGCTACAAGCAGTACACCAAATGCTGAATTTGTAAATAGTGGTTCTATAACATTTACATTTAGCGATACATCAGAATTATTTAAACAAGGACAAGAATGGAGTGATTCAAGTTCAAGTGTTGATGAAACATGGACACCACAAACTAGTTCAGTAAGTGAAACATGGACACCACAATCAAGTAGTGTTAGTGAAAGCTGGACGAGTCAAACTGTTTCATCTGATACCTGGACAAGTCAATCATCAAGCGGAGAAACAGAAACATGGCTAGGACAGTAAGAAGAACATTAAATGAGTGGTTACCTGACCAACCTATTTATGGAAATAGAGGATTATCAGTAGCGACAAATGTATATCCTGTTGCACGAGGTTATAAACGTTTTCAAGCACTTTCTGATTTTTCCAATGCGGGTACTAATTATTTACGTGCAGTATTTGCTTGTGAGGACACAACAGGTTCAGTAAAGATTTTTGCTGGTGATGAAACTAAATTATATTTATTTGATCCTAGTACACAAAACTTAGATGATGTTTCTAAAGTTGGAGGTTATACTTTAGATGTTCAGGACAAATGGAAGTTTGCTCAATTTGGTAATGTAGTAATTGCAGTGGGAGGACATGGTGAAACAATACAAAAGTTTGATTTAGGAACTGATACTCAGTTTAGTGATTTAGCAAGCGGAGTTAACGCTAAACATTTAACAGTTGTAAGAGATTTTGTTTTTACTGCAAATAATAGTTCTGGTATTAACAATGCAAGATGGTCAGCTTTAGGCGATTCAACTTCTTGGGCAAGTAGTCAGACTACTCAAGCTGATAATCAAGATATTTCTGATCTTGGACAAATCACTGGTTTAGTCGGTGGTACTGAAGTTATCATTTTATGTGAGCGTGGTATTGTTCTTGGTAGGTACAGTGGTACGCCTTTGATTTTTGAGTTCAACGTTATAGAATCCAATAGGGGCTGTAACTTTGCTAATTCAATTACCAATGTAGCCCAACAAGTTTTTTATTATACTGATGATGGATTTTACACGTTTGATTCAAGACGAGGCAGTCGTCCTATTGGACATGAAAAAGTAGATACTTTTTTCAAAAATGATTTCAATACGGATTATGCTTATAAAATGTCAAGTGCTGTTGATCCAACTAATAAACTTATTATGTGGGCGTACACATCAACTTCATCATCTGATGGTAGTGCTGATAAAATATTAGTCTATAATTATGTGTTAGATAGATGGTCAGTAGTTGAACAAGCATCTGATACATTATCAGCTATTTTAACGTCAGGAAAAACATTAGAACAATTAGATAGTATTAGTTCTTCTATCGAAAACTTACCAGCAAGTTTGGACTCTGATTTATATAAAGGGGGTAACCTTTTATTTGTTGGTAGTCAAAACTCAAAGATAAGTACATTCACTGGAACAAGTTTAAACGCCACGTTAGAAACGGGAGAATTTGAACATAGTAGTAAACGACTATCGTTATTAAGCCAGGTCAGACCTTTATATGAAAAGGCTGAAAGTGATTCAGCAACAGTTACAGTGCAGACGGGTGGGCGTAGAACCACTGCTGATACTTTTACCTATGGTTCAGCAGTATCTTTAAACACTGATGGTTTTGCACCAACACGAGTAAATAATCGTTATCATAGAGTACGTTTAAACTTATCAGGTGATTGGTCAAGCGTATATGCTTTAGATTTAGATATAGAATCAGTAGGTAATAGATGAGTACAAACTTTATAGGTTTACCTTATCAAGGTGGTACAGAGCAACAAGTTGCTTTTGTGGTTAACAATATTTTAGATGGTAAAATAAATTCCACAGGTACAGTTACATTAACTGCCTCAACCACTACCACAACTGTTAGTGATAATAGAGTAGGTGAAAACTCAGTTATTTTATTTATGCCAACAACAGCAAATGCTAGTGCCGAACAAGGTGCTGGAACAATGTTTGTTGGTACACGAGCAAAACAATCATTTACAATTACTCACGCTAATAATGCACAAACCGATAGAACTTTCGCATATTCAGTCATTGGCTAATAATCGTGAATTTCCATGTCAAATTCATATAACTGATGCGAACATAAAACAAGTATGGACAATACTTGAACCAAAGTTTGATGAGATACTCAGACGAGGTATTCACATGGAAACGAAAACTTCAGTCTATGAATTGATGCGAAGTGGACGTTTAAAATTATGGTTGAATGTTGATACATTCGTTATGTGCTGTGTTGAAAACTTAAATGTAGGGCGAGTATTAAATATAGCGTTTGCATTTGGCAATAAAGAACACGTATTAGAAATTATAGAAAAATCGTTAAAGACGTATGCCAAAAAGATGGGTTGCAAATATTTGTATGTTTGTGGACGACTTGGGTGGAAAAAGTTTTTAAAGAAAAGTTTATTTAAAGAAAAAATTACAATGTTACTAAAGGAGATATAAATGTCATTTCTGTCATCAATTACAAGCCCATTCACTGGTGCAATTAAAACTATTGGTAGTGCATTTGGTCTTGGAGGCGGTTCTTCAGCACCTAATCAAGTAGGTACTCAGGTTACTACTCAAGCACGAGATGTTCCAGATTATTTAAAAGATGATTATAAATTTGCAGTGCAACAAGCACGTGAGTTATATGATACACCGCAACAATTATTTGAGGGTTCATATACAGTTCCATTTTCTGATTTGACACGACAAGGTTTAGATCAAGCTACACAACTTGCTCAAGCGGGTGATCCATTAAATCAAGCAAGTGCTGATTTAGCTACACAAAGATTACAAGGTAATTTCTTAATGGGTAATATGAATCCTTATTTTAATCAAGCAGTTCAGACTGCTATCAACCCAGTTATTAGTAATGTACAAAGTCAATTTAGTCGTGGAGGTCGTCTTGGGTCTGATGCTAATCAAGAGGTACTTGCAAGGGCTATTGGCGATATTACTGCACCTTTAGCTTTTTCAAATTATAATAATGAACTTGATAGACAGATGCAGACTCAACGACTTGCACCAGCAATTTCTGAAAGTAGGTTTGCTGATTCACAAAGACTTATGGATATCGGTTCTATTTTAGAGGGACAACAAGCTCAAGAACTTCAAGAGGACATCATGAGGTCGCAGTTTGCACGTAACGAAGAAAGCGACAGACTTAATGAATTATTACGTAATATTACGGGTGCTACGTATGGTGGTACGACTACTGCCTCTGCACCGATTTACGGAGCAAGACAAAACAGTTTTTTAAACCCACTTGGTATTCTTTCTACCGCTGGTTCATTATTTGGAGGATTATTAGGATAAAGATATGACACAATTACCAAACAACTCAATAGGTTTACTTAACAATCCACTATTAACACCAGTGGGTATAAACCCCAATGCACCAATGTTATCACCACAACCTATGGGTGGTTTCGGTGTACCGCAAAACCCTATGATGGGTATGCCTCAGATGATGCCACAACAACAAAAACCAACATCTTTTGCTGACAGATTAAAAAGTTTAATACCAGCGTTAGGTGATTACTATCAAGGTAGAAGTATTGCTGGAGGTGCTAGTCTTGATCCTCGTTCTGGTGATGCTAACTTTGTTAATGCTATGGGATTGCAAAATGTACAGAACCAAAGACGTTTCAGACAAGATTTAGCAAGGCAGTTAGAAAATCAAAGAATTAATAATATGTATAAACAAGCCTTGACTCAAAATTTACAACCTAGAGCAAAATTTCAAGATATTGCTCAAGGTGCATTTACACGAAAAGTCAACCCTGATGGTACAAGTGAATTAGTAAGAAATGATGAAGTTATTGAATTACTTAATGAACAAGCACGAATTAAGAATCAACAAAAAACTGGTGGTTTAACAGTTGGACAAAAAAAACTAGACGAAACGTTCGCAAAAGACCTTGTTGCAAATAGAGATAAACTTCTTAATGATAAAGTTAATTTGTCAAAAATTGAAAATATTTTAGAAGAAATAAACGATCCTGATTTTCAAGCAACTGGAACAATTAGACAAAAAAGTCCAATACTAGAGGATTTTTTAAAGTTTGATTCACAAGGTCAAAAACGACTTGATTTAACTGACAGAGTAAGAAATGTTGTTCAACAATCATTACGAACAATTTTAGGTTCAGCGTTTACAGAACGTGAGGGTAATGCATTAATTGCCTCATATTATAACCCAGCATTACCTGAAAAATTTAATCAAAAACGTTTAGCAGAATTACAAACTCAGTTAAAAGCTAAGACAGATTATGAAGATGCACGAATTAATCATTTTATAGAAAAAGGATCAATGGAGGGATTTAATCTTAAACCTCCGTCAGCAGAAGATATTAAAAAGGAATCACTAAAACTTTATAAAGATAGTCTAAAAGCTAATGAAGAAAGTGAAAATAAATTAATAGATAAATATAAATAGGTAATTAATGGCTACAATAAAACAATTAGAAAACGCCTTAGTCAAAGCAGAACAAGCTGGCAATATAGATGACGTTAATGAAATTAAAAGATTAATTTCTAATAAACAAAATGATGTATCTTTAGCTAGTGGAATTGCACGTAGTGCTGGTCAAGGTCTTACTTTTGGTTTTGGTGATGAAATTGTTGCTGGTGTTAAAGCACCTTTTACTGACAAAACATATAGAGAAGAATTAGAATTAGAACGTGCAAAGTTAGAAAACTTTAGACAACAAAATCCAAAGACAGCGTTAGCATCAGAAATAGCGGGAAGTATTGCTATCCCTTTTGCGGGTGGTGCTGGTCGTGCTGTAACTAAGGGATTAGAAAAAGCTGGTGATTTAGTAACAAAAAATCAGTTAGGTAATTTAGCGACACAAGGTGCAGTTGCTAGTGGTGTTTATGGAGTAGGAACAGCAGATGAGGACACTACCGCTGGCGATATTGCAAAACAAACAGTAACGGGTGCAATCGCTAACCCTGTTGTTGCACGTACTGCACAAAAATTATTAAATCCACAAATATTAGATGATGCTAAAAAATTAATGGATAAAGGTACAGAATTAACTGTCGGACAAAAATTAGGTGGAGTTACAAAAGAAATAGAAGATAGGGCAACAAGTTTACCAATTATGGGTGGTGGTATTAAACAATCACGTCAACAATCTATTGATTCTTTTAATCGTTCAGCAATTAATGAAACATTAAAACCAATTAATAAAACGTTACCTAAAAATGTTGAAGTGGGTACTGATGCTGTTAATTATATGGACGATGCAATAAGTCAAAATTACTCAAAACTTGTTCCTAAATCAGATATTGAAATTGATGATATATTTTTAAATACTATTAAAACAACACAAAAAGCTATGGAACAAACTAATCGTTCTAACGCTTTTAATTCATTTGTTAAAGATGAGATACTTAAACCTATTAAAAATAAAAAATTATCAGGAGAAAGTTATAAAGAATTATATAGTAAATTAGGAAAAGAAATAAAACAATATAGAAAAGCATTTGATAAACCTGATTTACAAAAACAAGCTGATAATTTACAAGAAATAAAAAATGCTTTAGGTAATAATCTTGCTAGACAAAAACCAAATATAGCTAAACAAATTTCTGCAACGGACAGTGCCTACAATATGGCTCAAAGAATTATTGGTGCTAGTGCAAAGAATAAAGAGGGTGGTGCATTTACACCTAATCAACTTTTACAAGAAGTAAGAAAACAAGATTTTAGTCGTAATAAAAAAATGTTTGCTAAAGGTAAACTTGGTGAATTACAAACTTTAGGTCAAGCAGGAGAGAGAATACTTCCAAGTAAACTACCAAATAGTGGTACATCAGACCGAGAAGCATTTATAGGACTTGGCGTTGGTGGTTATTTTGATCCACTACTTTTTGGTTCTATTGCTGGTGGTTTATCTGGAGGGCGTTTATTAACATCACCTCAAGGTCAAAGAATGTTAAGTGGATTATTAACTCAAAGACCACAAGCTGTAAGAAATTTAGCTAATAGAATAGAACAAACATCACCTTTTTTAGTTGGTGGATTATTAACAGAATAGGAGAAATATATGGCAAAAAATTCATGGAATGATTATTCAACCACCGCTGACAACAATACAGATATAGGTGGTATCAATATCGGAGAGGGGTGTAGTCCAAGTAACATTAACAATGCTCTGAGATTTCAAATGAAAGCAACGGCTGACGTTGTGGCGGGTACAGTTGCATTATCTTCAATTAATATAGATGGAGGTGCTATTGATGGTACAGCTATTGGTGCAAATTCAGCATCAACAGGTGCATTTACTACTGCAACTTTCGCAGATGGCAGTAACTCAGCACCATCATTGAGTAACTCAGGTGATACCGATACGGGTTTATATTTTTCAGGTGCAGATGAAATAAGTTTGACTACGGGTGGTACACAAAGACTAAGTGTAGATAGTTCAGGACATCTTAATCATAATGGTTCAGCTAGTGCCGATATTTCAGCGTTAACGTCCGCAAGTTCAGTTGCAGTTGATTTTGATACAGCACAAAATTTCTCATTAACTCTAGGACACGATGTAACAATCGCAAACCCTACAAATGCCAACGTTGGTCAAACGGGCAGTATTTTTATAACACAAGCATCAAGTGCTACTCATACTGTTTCATTTGGATCAAACTGGAAATTTAGTGGTGGTACTGCCCCAACAGCTACTGCCACAAATGATGCAGTCGATCGGTTGGATTACATTGTTAAGAGTGCGAGCGAGGTGCATTGTGTTTATACAACTAATCTATCATAGGTAAATAAATGGTATTTCAAAACGATATTCTAGCGGGTTCTAGTGGTGCAAGTGGTGCATCAAGTGTTTATCAAATAGACCAGTCAATTAGATTTAATAATACTGGTAGTAATAGTACAAGCCATTATTTTTCTAAAACATTTTCAAGTGCAGGTAATCAAAAAACATGGACACTTTCATGGTGGATGAAGGTAGGAGTTGGAACTGATAGAAGAAGTCTTTTTTCAAGAAGAGTGGGAACATCAGGAGCACAAGCATTTAGAATTAGATTGTTAGAAGATAGTCTTGCAAGTGCCTCTCAAATAGATTTTTATATGGGTTATGGTTCTTCTGTTCATACTCAAACTTATTCTTATAAGTTCAGAGACCCTTCAGCTTGGTATCATTGTACAGTTACATTTGATGTAACCAATTCTACTGTTGCTGATAAACTAAAATTTTTTATAAATGGTGCAAGATTAACAGATAATTTTACTAATCTAATCGATACAAATTATGTATGGAATTCAGCAAGTGAACATAATATTGGTAGGCAAGTGGTAAACAATGATAATTGGATGGATGGTTACATGGCAGAAATAGTATTTATAGACGGACAAGCACTAGACGCATCTAACTTTGGTGAATACAACTCATCTAATATTTGGATTCCAAAAA